TTATTTATTATCAAAGTAGTGTTCGATACTTTTATATAGAAATCTCTTCGACTCCTCCAGTTTTTCTATTCTTGCGTTGTATATCTTTAATTTTTTCTTTTGAAAAAATAAAGGTCTTTTTTTTTCAAAATCTTTTATTTGCTTCTCTATAATCTTTATGGCTTCCGAAATATTGTCTATTTTATTTTTTTCTTTCATTTTTAACTCCTATCTATTTTGTCAAAAGTAATTTTGTTCGTTCTGGGCTTGTGTAGTATAACAAAGAAAAAGTATATCATATTATTTGTAAAGAATTGGATGTGATATTATGGATTTAAAAATGATTTTTGGTAAAAATGTTAAATTTTACAGATTTCAGAAAAACTACACTCAGGCAAAATTAGCAGAAAAAGTTGGAATTTCAACAAACTATTTAAGCGAAATTGAATGTGGACTTCATAGTGTTGATTTTAAAGTACTAGATGCAATAGCAAGCAATTTGGATATTGAAGTTTTCCAACTATTTATACAACCTAAAGACTCAAGCCTACCGCGAAGAATTGACATGAATCAAAAAAATAATTGATTCTTTTTTATTATATTATAAAACATCAAAAAATGCTACCTCTGACATAGCAGAAATCAAAATGATTTTCTTATAGAATATTATTGTGGAGGTAGTAATGAATAATATTTATGATTTTTATAATTTGATTGGACAAAATATTAAAAATATAAGAAAGAAAAATGGAGAAAGCCAAGAATCTTTTGCCGAAAAATTCGATTTGAGTCGTGGGTTTATATCACATATTGAGAGTCAAAATATCGATGTTGGAGTTTCTTTAGATACTTTATTTAATATCGCGCAAGAATATAATATTGATATTAGAGATTTCTTTTTGGGATATGAAAAATTCATTAAAAATGAAAAATAAAAAAGACTTATAAGTCTTTTTTATATATATCCATGTGCTTCTAAAAATTCCAGGTAGTGGTCTTTTGAATATGTACAATTCATGTATTCTTCAAACTCTTTTTCAGGAAGTTTCATTTGTTTTCTCATCTGATTTAATAGACCATCATCAATATCTTTATTTGAACCATGACTAACTTTAGTGTTTATTATAGTTTTTTTACCATTTTTATGTACAAAATAATAGTTGTGATCACGTTTTTTTTCTAAAGTAAATCCTTTTTTTGAAAGTGCTTTCTCTACATCTTTTTTTGCTCTAGGCATTTTTATCACCATATATTTTTAACAAATTATATTTTAGTCTTTTCGCATTTTCATCTAATTTGTCATCATCTTCTAGTGCGTAAAATTCATATTGTATTTTAAATTCTTCTAATATATCATTTTCTGCTTCGTTTTGAGTTATGCCGTAAGCATAAATATTATACTCATCATTAGTATAATAAAATCCTTTTTCATCTATTTCGATTTTAAAATTAATAGTTCCATTTAATTTAATATATTCCCCTGTTATACTATTTTTCAACTCAGAAAATGACTTGTTTAGAGAATTTTTATCAACCACATAATCATTCCTTTCATTTAAAGTATAAACAAATTCAGGACAATTATAACTATAATTATATTCGGTTAAATTATTTAACCATGCCATTCCTACAAACATTCTTTTTTATTCTCCTTATAATTTATGCATTGATTTATAAAATTCAAAATGTAGTTAATATTCAAAATTTTAAAATCCACTCTTTTCATGTTAAATTCAAAATGTAATATAAATTCATTATTCAATGTTGAATATCCTTCTAAACATCTTGTCTTTTTTTCATTGATGTTTATTTCTCTTATCATACTAAAATGTACTTCATCATTTTCAATTGTATCAAAATTAATAAAATGTTTCTTCTTAAAAGAATGAATTTTTTCTTTTTCAATGGGTTCCTGAAAAGTACATGCAATTCCTACAAAATTATTTTTATTATTTTTGAATGTTTCAACTACAAACTCAATTATTTCATTAAAATTATCAATAAATTGATGATTAACACTTATAACAACATTATAAAAATTTCCTTGAATTTGAAAATTTGGATTTTGGCTAAAAACAAAAATTGGAATATTTTTGTTATCTTCTTGCATATTAATAGGTAGAATAATTTCATTTCCTAAATCAGGATACTTTTCCAATAATTTACTTGTAATTTCACTTGCTTTGTACATTGTACTTTCTTCAAATTCTAAAAAAATTTGTTTAAAATAATCCATATTCATATTTCTTCCTCTATTCTATTATCAGTATAACATAAAACTATATGTTTTTGTCAACTAAGTTGTTTATTATAATATAACTTTTTTTACTTAAAGTCAATAACAAAAAAAATAACGGAATAAGGTTACCAAACCCTACTCCGTTTTTTACTATTTTATTTCTGCTTGAAATTTAGTGATTGGTTGTCCTTTTATTCCAGCATAGCCATCCAATCCATTAGTAATATTTCTAATTAAATCAATTTGATATGGATATTCATTGACTTTATAGTATAGATACTTATAACCGCTAGATTTGACTATGTCATCTGGTGTAAAGTATTCAGCTTCAATTGTTGCTATAGGTTCATTATTACCAGCCCAACCGTTGATATAATCATTTATATCACAGCCAGTTACCCATCCTAGTACTTTACCACTAACAGTAGTCGCTCTATATCTTAATGACCCTTTATCTGTTCTCATAGCTAATCCTACAATCGTACTATCTTCCCAACCTGCATAATCTTCTAGATTACAAACTTCGGGAAGCCAACCGTGTTTTTCAGTTTTGACTCTGTAAAAAATATTAACTTCTGTATTAGTGTTAATATTTCCATTTATTTGTGTTATATATTCTATATAAGGTAATTTACCATGTTTTTTCCAACAGCCTACTTGAATACCATTTCTGATTCTTCTTCCTTTACTATCAATATTGCTAGATAAAACTTTGCCTTCCCAAGCAGCCGTACACTCTATTACTTCTCCTTGACCAATAAAAATTCCTACATGACCGTTCATCCAAAGTAATTCTCCGATAGCGATATTTGAGAAATCAGTTGATATATCATAGCATCTGTTTATGATTTGATCTGCATTGTCATCATATACTCCGTTTGAAGCATATATAGCTCCTCCATGTGATGCTTCTTTATTACCATTCCATCCCCAAAGTATTGCTTTAATTAAAATAACACAGTCGAAGTTCCAACTTGTGCCATTCCATTTAGCCCAATTTCCACCTGCTACACTATAGTAGGTAGTTGGTAATTTGGCTATTTCTTTTAATTTTTTTATAAATTCATTATTATTAATTATTTTACTCATAATTATTCTCCTTCTACTATTTTTGCTAAATTATGAAAAATATCGTATGAACCGCCTGCTATTAATCCACTTAGAGCAATAGCGGTTGAAAAATCTTTTGTAATTGCAAACTCTATACCGGCAACTAGTAAACCTATCAATACGTTTTGAATAGGTATTAATTTGTTACTGATAAAACTACTTTTCTTTGCTATTTCGCCTAAAATCCAAGTTACAAAAATTGTTACAATTGATACTATTTGTGTTACATCCATATATATTCACCTCCTATTTCAAATTTAATTGCATCGCTATATATCCAAGTAGCAATGCCAAGACAAAATAAAAAAGATAATCAATGAGTTTATCCCATTTCTTACCTTTTTCTTGAATTTTATCATCTAATTTTTTATTTATTTTTTCAACAGAACTTTCAACATTTCCCATTCTATAATCCATTTTTTCCATGATAGAATATGTTTTCTCTAAACTATCAATTCTTTTTTCTTGTTCTTCTATTCTGTGTGTATTGGATTTACATCTATCTTCTACTTCAACTAGTCTTTCTATATCCTTTCTTTCCATTTATACCTCCCTTTTCTATTTTCCTGGTTTCCAGGTATTATTTTTTCCGATATATACTTTACATTTCTTCCATGTTCCTGAAACTCCTATATATGCCACTGCCTTTTTCCATGAATTATTTATTCTTACTCTAATTTTTCCTAAAATTTCAGTTAATGTTATTTTTCCTTCAGCAGATGCACTATTAGGATTAAAGTTACTTGTAGACATAGAACCACTTATTGCTAGGGTTGCTCCTGTATTAGGAACCGTAAAAGTATGTGAACCGATACTATACCATCCTCCTGGATAGATAGTATCACTGGCTATATATTTATCTTCATCATATGGTTCTTGTCCTTCAATTTCATATATTACTTTTAGATTTCCAGAAAAGAATGAAGAAGTTTGATTTGATGGTCTTCCTAAAAAATTTTCTATTGTAATAGATGATGTTTCATTATCTTCATCAATACTATTCTCTGTTACTACTGTTTTAAAAGTCCATCTATCACTAGAGGATGTTGTTCCTATAAACTCTTTTGTTTGTAATGCCATTATTTCACCTACTCACTATATAACAAAAATACAACACCATCAGTTACCGTTTCTGGTAAATTTGTTCCACTTTGAATTTGTGGTTGTTCTATTCCATTCAAAGTAAAATGCTCGCAAGAATGATTCGGAGTTACTATACCATTAAGTCCTACAGAAGTTTTTATTTTTCCGTTTTCATCTCTTAAGACAAAAGTTCTTTGCGTTTGTGTTGAGTTGATTTCTAATAGACCAGTTATTACGTTTGAAATATATTCGTAGTACATTCTATTCATCGCTAATAAATCTAATTTATCTACTACTCCATCGCCATTGATATCATACTTTTCTAGTTCTTCATCTGAAAGTGTTTCTTCATCCTGTATGTATGCCATCACTTTATTTAGATCATCTAAGGTAAAAGTGTATGTTGTGCTTATTTTTGCTGTAAATTTATCTGGTTCTAAAGTAAAGCCTCCTATTTCACCACTTTTAGCGGTTACTTTACCCTCTTTTGTTACAGAAAAATTATCTGATTCGATAGTAATTTCATCGGATGTTAAATCTATTTTCTTACCTTTTAAATCTATTTTATCTGCTTTGATTTGAAGATTAGATCCATCATCTAAGGATTCTGTAGACATGTTTATAGCAGCGATTATTTCTTTATTATTAACTTTTTTAGATAGTTCTAAATCTATATTTTCTTGTTGCAAAACAAATTTTGCATTCATTTCATTACGAATAATTACTTGTGAATTATTTACTTGTCCTTCAACATAACTTGATAAAGTAGTATTTCTTACATATTCTAAATTAATAATAGGTTCTAGTTCATCAGTAGTAGCTATATTGCTTACACCTTTAAATGTGCTAGGCATTTCTATTTCGCCTAGTTCTTCTGTCTTAACTAATATTGTCGCCAATTTATATTGAACTTTCACGTTGTTTTCTGAAAGATATGTTCTAAAATCATCGATACTATCGAAATCCGTATTTCTGAAATATAAATCTCTTCCATCAACATATATATAATTACTTTTGTAATTTGCTCTATCTGCATGCGATACTCCTAAGAATGTATTTGACATTACTTCACACTTTGCTCTATCATTATTTGGCATTAATGCTGGTGTTATTTTATAAGCATTAGTTCCATATTGTCCTGCTAACATATTTTCAGTACCATTGAGTGTTAAATCTATAATATGTCTTTCAAGATATATCTTTCCATTTTGAATGTATGATACATCTTTTGTTCCGTCTGGTAAACTTCTTAATGGTTCATCTAATACAAATTGAATTTTCGTTGATTTGTATTCTTCAATTTCAGTTACTTTACTGCCTATCTCAACCTGAATTTGTGTTAAATCAGTAGCATTAACTACTAGGTAAGTATAATTGCTTGTATCAATAGTAATACTTTCAGATGTTCCATCTTTATTTATGCCATTATACGCAGTAATAGGTAAATCACCAACTGGTATTGTATCTATGCAAGCAACTCTATATCTTACTTGAGATATTTTAGATGATATTGTAAAGTTCTTTTCACCATTTATAGGAATAACTAACCCTGTATCACTACTAGTAACACCACATTGAGTAACTGCTGCATTTAAATAAAAACCTTGACTTATTCCATTGCATAAATTTTTACCAGTCACTTCAAATTCAATTCCATATTTACCAAAAGTTATATACTTATGTATTTTTGTACCCTTAGTAATTAATAACTCTTCAAAATAAGCATTATTCTCATCTGCATCAACAGAAACAATAACATAATTTGTATTCTCTTCTAGAGTAACTGTTTTATTTGAATTTATTAATGTTCTCTTTATAAAGGTATCATTTATATCGAATTCAAAAAATCTAACATAGCCATTTGATGCTCCGGCACCTAATATTTCTTTAAAAGAAATAGTCATATTCTCATCGATATCAGTTATTTTTTTGTTGATAAATTTATATGAATGATTAGTTTTTACTCCATTAGCATTATAGTAGTAATTTTCAGGAATTAATTTTTCATCGTATAAATTCTCATAACCAACACTTCTAATCTCACTAGGATAATCTGGACTAGGACTTGCTCCATATTGTTCGTAATCACCACCGTCTGCACTAATCATTAATTGATTGATAGCACAAGAAATCCCTGCACTTGTAGGATAGTCGGTCTTTGAATATAAATAAATAGTACTTTCAGCTTGTGTTAAAGTAACAGATATATTACAATTATCGCTTAATAAACGAATAATATTATTGTCATTTATTCTAATTGTAGGCTTAAATGTCTCATCATCTGATGATACTGATTTACAGGTTATATGATATGTACCTGCAGGTAAATTTACATTTATTGTTTTGCTTCTTGTAAAAAGTAATTCTTCTTCTACATTTAACATATTCTTCCCACTTCTAGTCTCCTGCTCACTCTTACCCTCAATTTCCAAATTAATCAAAGGAACATCTGCACTGTCTTCTACATGAATGTATGATCCTGATACTTGTGATGTAGGGATTATTTGGTTGTTTATTTTAGATACATTTAATAGTAGTTCGTTATATCCTTCTATAACATCAGTATTTAATTTTCCTGTAGTAATAAAATCTGCAACAATTTTTCCATCTTGTGTTATCGCTATTTCATAAGGACCATTTATACCATTATTTGAATATCCCAAACCATTGAGGTTCCATCTCCAAACTTTTTGTGCTGTATTAAGATTGTTAGTATCCATTATAAACAATTCATTTTGTGTCTTATAAATAAATCCTCCCATTGCTGAAGTTATTAATTTTGTAGCATCTTCTTTTGCTTTAATTAATATATCATTAGGATTTGATTTTACAATCTCATCCCTTACTAAATTTAAAGTGGTATTAATAGTATTTTTTGTACTACCAACTTCAAAACTGTCAATTTTATCTGTTAAGACATTGTAAATTGTTTTTGTTATTCTAGCAGTATATGTCAATCCTAACAAATCAGCATGAACTGTGTCGCCAAGTTCAATTTTTTCTAAATAATGATATTTTTCATAGTATTCCCTAGTTTTAGATAGTTCTAACCAATTAATTTTTACATTAATAGTTGGTTTATCTAATCCTTTTTCATAAAGATCATTAGTTGCATTTATCATTGCTTCATATGCTTCATCCAAAGTGTGGTAAGCATCATCTGCGGTTTCATCGTATTTTATATTATCAAAATTATATTTACATATTTTGGGAAAAATATAATTATCAATTAATGGTGAATCAACATATTTTTCTGGAAGTAATAATCCATCATATCCAACAGGCATAACTTTGGTAAAAATAGAACTAGAATCAATTGATATATTTATTTCTTTTATATTTTTACCAATTGAAAGTTTTACATTGTTATCATTTCCGATTCTATCTACAATATTAATATCAAAGTTATTTCTTATTATTTCAGCATTAAATAGAGAAAGCATTGAATTATCAATGTTTCCCATAATACACTCAACAGGATTTCTTCTAACATATCTAGCAGATTTTACATCTGCTAGATTAGTTGAAAATCTAAATTTATTATTAATTGTTGTTCTATCCAAAATCCAATTACCGAATACATCCGCAGTTAATTTTGTTGGAGCACAGTCTTCAATAAAATTTGAAGATAAATCATAAAAAATGTGAGGGGCATTTACTTTAATAGTTTTAAATGTTTTTTGAATATGCTTAATCCTAAAAAGTTGATAATTATCATTTCCTACATTACATTTTACTATATTATCCTCAATCAAATAATCTATCATATTAGTATTTAATGGATACTCAAAATTAAGTTCATAAATTCCATTTATTTCATGTGTCACATTAGCACTTAAACAATCTTTTAAAAAACCAAGTCCATTATTATTAAAATTTTCACAATTAGCTAGATAAATATTCATATTACAAGTATGCCTTTCTGTATGTAATCGTGAATTCTGTTACATTTCCACTATAATTAATAATATTTTTTCCTGGAGCAAGAGATGGAAAATTATATAACATCTTGTTTGATATATTTATACTATTTTGTGTAATAACTTGGTTTTCACAATCTAATAAACATTCACCACTTATATCTAAAAGTTTAAATGTTTTATTATTTATTGTTATATCTATATTACCAGTTCCAGTAATTTTTATAATTGGATACATTTTATAGTTTGCTTCACTAATATTAAATGAAAATGAACTTGAATCCACTTTTACAGTTTCGGAACTAATTTCATAAGCTATTGGATTACACAAAAATTGAATAAGAAAAGAACGAAATCTGGCTACCTTTTCAAAAGGAATAGAATTCTGAATTATAGCAGTATATTCTCTCTTTCCATCAAAAGAAACCACACCATACCCATCTAAAAATGTTTTAATTTCATCTAAGTTAGTTTTCATAGGATCAAAATGACACTCTACACTAACTACAAATGGATCATAATTACCAGAATCAATACTAACAAATCCATCTCTGCCTTCTATTGTATAAGTATCAATTCTTTTTTTTCCTTTTGAAATAGTTGGAGTTTTCTCTACTATTATTCCTTTTTTTCTTAAATCTATATTATTCCATAAAACCATGTTAACTACTTCCTTTCGCTAAAGCACTTTGTTTTCTATAAAATTCCAATTCTTCTGATAATGCTTGAATATCTGTATCTCTATTATTATTAAAGTTTTCTATTTGCAAAATTAATGGATTACTATTGGCTTGTGGATTAATAACTGGATTTAATGATGAAGATACTGATGATGATAATTGTCCCATTGCTTTTTCTACATCAGATTGGACTTTCGGTATTTCTTTTATTATGCCTACGCCTAATCCTTGTGCTAGAAATTTACCATCTAGCATAGTAGTTTTTGCAGGAGAATTTATTCCAAATAATTTTTTTATAAAACTTAGTACATCTCCTACCCAAGATTTAATTTTATTTTTTATCCAAGACATGGAATTTTTTAATCCTTCCCATAATCCTTGTACTAAATTTAAACCAACACTAACCATATCTGTTACTTTATTAACTATAGGTTCAAATATTGTTCCCTGAAAAAATTCTCTTATCTTTGAAATCATAGTTTGCCAATAACTAAGTAAACCATCAATAATTTTCTTTACAATTTCAATTCCAAGTTTTGGTATCTGAATAACTATTAAATTTAATAATGTTGTTGCTACTTTTATTATCAACTCAGGCAATTTTGCGACTAAATTAGGTAAAGCATTAAAAATACCTTCTATTAATGCACCAACTAGTTGAATACCAGAGTCAATTATTAAATCAATATTATCGATTAATGTTTCGACAATTAAAATTATTGCATCAATAATTATTGGTATAAGTGAAGGGATTTGCTTAATAATTCCTTGTGATAATTCAATTATTAAAGTTATTCCCATTTGTAACAATTGTGGCAACATCCCAATAATTGCTGTTATTAATTGATTTATAACCAAAATTGCACACTCAATTATTTGAGGTAAATTATTAGAAATACCTGTAATTAAATTTTGAATAATCAGTGTACCTATTTGTATTATTTGTGGAATATAATTAGTTATCTCAGAAAATACATCAGATAAAACATTACCTAATTCTGATGCCACTGCCTCAATACCACCACTTTCAAATGCTGAAGCCAAGCCTTCTACAATGGTTGCACCATATGACATTACCTGAGCTTCTATTGGTTCCATAGCTGCACCAAATTTGGCTATACTATCATTTAGAGCAAATTGTGATTCTTTTAATGATAGCATATTTTTATTAGCATCCTTATAAGCAGAACTAACATCTGCCATTCCTGTTTTTGCAAGTGTTTCTAATACATATTCTTGCTTTTCGGCAGCAGTTGTAGTGTTCTTTAACCCTTCATTAAATTCATCAAGATTCATGCCACATCTTTCTAGTAATTCTGCAAATTGTCCTGTAGCAGCACCTGTTGCTAATGTTTCCTGTAAACCATCTGCTAAACTTTCTATCTTTAATGTATCTGGAAAAGATATGATTGCACCACTTAAACTATCTAATGTTTGTTGAATACCTGTATCATCGAATCCGGTTTGCATTAAATTTGATAATGCTTCAATAGATGAATCTGTTTCATCTGTCAAGGCAACTAATCCTGATAAATTATCTTTCATAGTATCAAAATTTAAATTTGCTTTGTTTGTATTAGTTTCTAATTTAGATAAATCACTACGATATTCTCTTGTCGAAGTCTCAGCAGCCACTAATGCACCACCTAAAGCAGTTGCTGCACTAGCTGCAACTTTTATACCACTAGCAACGGTAGAACTTATTTCTCCTATTGTTTTAATACCAGTTTTCGCACCAGAAGCTGCAGTTTTTAATTTTTCCATAACAGAAGAAGTATCTTTAGACTGATTTTTTAATTTTTGAAGACTTTGTTCTGTTTTGACTATCTCTCTTTCTAGTTCTCTAAATGCATCTTCTCCTATATCGCCATTTTTAAATTGACTGTCAGCCTGTTTTTTTGCATCTCTCAGAGTTTTTAATTTATCTGAAGTGTTTTCCACTGCTTCTGATAAAAGTTTTTGTTTTTGGGCTATCAATTCGGTATTGCCTGGGTCTAGCTTTAATAATTTATCAACTTCTCTTAATTCTGATTGAACAGAATATATGTTTTTATTAACTGTTTTCAAAGAATCAGATAATTTTGTAGTATTACCATCAATTTCAATAGTAATTCCTTTTATCTTTTTTGCCATGTTAATTCACCCCTTTCACAAAATATAAAAAAGAGGTGCTTTTTTATAAGCACCCCCGACTACACGCTAGTTGTTGTTCTTTCATAAACAGAATCAAAGAATGACTCAAATATACTTTTATTTTCTTCTGTTAATGCTAATGAGGCTTTTACAGCCTTGTCAGTTATTCTAGGAAGGGCTTTCATTGATAATGTTTCTGTTGAAGGTGTTCTTGAAGTTTCCTGGGTTGCAGCATCTTGATTTGGTCTTGCTACATTACAGTTATATAACCAAGTTCTTCTTCCTTTTTCATCTCCTTGAACTTCAAAACCAAGTGCAAACGGAGATGTTAATGCTTCTGCATTTTCTATCAATGCTCCATTAGAATCTTTTTCAAATCCAAGTATCTCCGTTAGAAATGATTCTGGAACAAGAGCGATTTCAAGATCTCCTTCGTAGCCTTGATTTGCAGTATCTGAAAAATAAACAATATCATCTGCAAAAAAATCATTAGAATCACCAGTTGGAGATAATGTAAGATTTACTGCTCCTGGTATTTTCTTAGGTTCTGCATATGTGTATTTATTAGTATCTAGATCAATAGTCGCTTTTGCATAGACAACATTTCTTAATCCATATTTAACTTTCATTTTTTCCTCCTTTAAATTGAATAATCGATTTGATATATTCTTTCATTTTCGATATAATCTCCATCACCTTTTTCAAATGGAATATTATTATCAAAAAAAAGAGTCTCTAGTTTAGACTCTAATTTTAAATCTTTCTTTTCTGTAACTAAATATACAATAAAATGATTACCCATAAAATAATTATTATCATCTGCGAAAAAATTATCTGGTTTTATCATATCATAAAGAATAAATGGTGGATTGACTGATTTATTGTTACTATCTTCTATAAAATGATTGTAGGCAACAGGTAAATTTACCGTTAATAAAAGTTCATATAATTTACTTACTTCCATTTTGTATCAAGTCCTCCACTTCTTTTTTATACTTTTTACTTCCATAGTCATCTACTGGAGCAATATGAGGAAATGCTTTGGTTCTTTTACCATTTCTGGTAATATGTCCATTTTCTAGCAAATGAGTTAACCTATAATGCTTTTTATTGTGAATTTTAACATTCACAAAATTGCTGCCTTTAGTTACATTTTTAGTCCAGGATTTATTATATTCTCCTGTCCTAATTGTATATGTACCTTTAGTTTTTTTTAACTTATTCACACATTCATCAGCAATCTCAACTGCTTTATTAGATATACCTTCTTGAATTTCTTCTGTATATTCTTTCAAAAGAGCATTTATTTCTAACAAATTTTCCTTAATCATTATTTACACCAGTTTTCTTACCTAAAACCAATACAATTTCGTTTGTTTTATGCATTGGTATTGTTCTTATTATAGAAAAAATTTCATTATTATATTTAGCCTCGGTTTCATTGTTGAAATTAGATAATCTAATTATAAATTCATATGTAGGTATTATCCCTACTGATATAGCATTGTAAAATTCGTTTGTTCCAACTTTTTGCATTTTTGCATATGTTTTATGTTCTACAAATTTGTTTGAATAGCTAATGTTGCCTATCTCATCGGTTATTTGATTTTTTTCAATTAAATATAAAACTTCTGTGTATTTCATTGTGTATAACTAGGATAATGTCTTAATTGATCTTTTTGTAACAAATAAGAATCAGCAAACATTTCAGCATTTTCTATATCAAAATTAGATTTTACATATGTCATAATAGCGGAATATATTAATTTATCTGTTTCAACAATTTTAGACTTAGAGATGCCAGCCATTTCTAAGTCTAATTTTGCAGCTTCAATATAACTATTTATAATATTATCATACTCATTATTATTGAAACCTAAAGTTTTTCTTAAATCTTCTAGCATCTCTTCACCTCTTTTCTACTAAACAGTAGGTACATATTCACCTTTAGCAAATGCCTTAGGTCTTGGTTTACCATCCGCAACCATATATCCGCCATAAGTAGTCTTTCTACCTTTTACATGAGATTCTCTAGCGATTGATAGAGGCTCTGACTCGTTAAGGATATAGTAAGATGGATTTCCCACTAAGATATCTCCACCTTCTAGGAATGGATCAACTTCAATAGTAACTAATTTATTAGTTGGTGCGCCATTGATAAATGGATAGTTACCATTATTATCTTTGTATCCGACAATATCAATATTCACATCTGTAGAGATGTATGCTTTTGCACCAATTCTAAAATCATTTTCTAATGACTTATAAGTTTTAACAATAGTGTCAATAGGATCTTCACCTTTAATTGCTGTTAATCCATGTAAAGCCCCGGTTGCTTTATTATTACCATCACCATATAAAACAGCTTTAATTAGTGCTTTACCCATCTTATGAGCAATTTCTTGTTCGATAAATGGAATAAATGAATCAACTGCCATATTTTCAAGTTTCCATGTAACAACAACATCTTTAGCAAGTTCATTACCTGTTAATTTAACTGATGCGTATTTTTGTCCTTCGTTATCAGTTTCAGTATTTTCTGCATACCAAGAAGAATCATCAGCTTCATCTAAGAAAGGTAGTTCCATATTTCCTACAACTTGGAATTTTCTTATATCATTAAAGAATGGTGAAATTTGATTAATTATTTCTAAAATTTCAGTTCTAACACTTGTAGGTATTAAAAGTCCTCCATTATTTATACCATTAGCACCTTCAGCTGCTGCAACATATTCAGTAGCAGTTGTAGTTACTGCATCTCCTAATGCTCTTTTTTCATCTTCTGTAAATCTTTCTTCAGGATATTTTAATAATTTCTTAGCCCAAGCATTTCTATATTCAGGACTAGAAACAGTAAATTTCTTTTCTTCGTTCATTTTTCTTACCTCTACTTTCTTTACATTTTTTAAATCTCTTGATTCAAGGCTTTTAGCAATTTCTGCTCTTTCTTTTCTTTCCTCTTCATCTTTTTTCAACTCTTCTTCAACTACAAGTTGTTTTTCTTCGGCATCTAATGAATCAAGTTCTTTTTTCACTTCATCAAGGTTTACTTCTTTTGTTTCATCTTCTAAAAGCTCTCTTAATTCAGTTTTCCTTTTTCTTATTTCTTCTAGTCTATTCATTTTTATCCTCCTTCTAATAGATCTATTTTTTCTTTATAATGCTATCCAGCATTTATTAAAATTCCTATCCATTTTATCCAAAATTAGAAAAACACTGCCTGTCCAGGAGTGTTTCTTTCGGAATTATAATCTATTTAATAATTCATCTCTTTTTAATTTATTAATGAGATTTCTTCTTTCTTTTTCTTTTACCATCTTATCGAAGTAATCTTTAGAATTATCTAAATTTCTAGCAAATACTGAAGTAGAATCATAGTATGGGACATCAACAACAGATACGTCATATAACTTATCTATAGATAATATTTTTCTTGTATCTGTTTGATAATCATATTCTTCTCTTTCGGTAGTAAAAGCAAATGACATTTTATCTAAAAGACCTGCTTTAACCGATTTATAAATATCCTTATTAGACTGTGTATCTATGAGTTCTGCTATCATTTTTAATCCAATACTATCTTTTTCAAATTTTAAACTTCCATTTCTTGTTCTTGCTAAAAGTAAATGGCTATCTTCATGGTTATATTTTAATGGTACATCTGACATATCAGTACTATCAAGTGCTCCTGGATCTATAACTTCAGTCATTCCCCAATGAGTGGCTGGAGTATTAAACATTATAGGATAACCTTCTATAATCATCTTCCCATCATCATTTTCTACTGCTTTAAACTCAACATTTAACATTCTTATTTCTTTATTCATTTTTGTCACCTCCTTGATAACTATTAGCTATACTACCATCAATATGATTTAAGTCTTGCATAAATACATCTCCATCTGGTACTGGAGCATAATTAAATATTTCCCTAATTTCATTTTTAGTCAAATAATTATTCATATATCTAGCAACTTCGATTTTTGTTTTATTGCTAGCATATTGCATTCTATTTGACTCAAAGTAAATTTTATTTCCATGATATCTTTCTCCGAGTGTAAAAATTTTATTTGTAAATTCTAAACTCATTTGAAGTGCAATGGGTTCAAGAATAGATTCATAAAAAGCATTCCATTCTTCTTCTGTATATTTTGACTTAATAATATTTTCATTCAATCCGAAGTAGTTTAGAATATCATTTTTACATTCTGCCATTTGTGAATCGGTAGCAACCATTGGATTTATATTAATCTCTTTAAAATCAGTAGATGCGTCAAGTCCTGCTATTCCTGTTCCATTTTCTTCATTATCAATAAAATCTTTTACAAATTGGTCTCTATTTTTCTTTATATCTTCTGGTTTCAACATTGCTTTAGTTGATTTTAAAATACCTTTAATTCCCATTGTGGTCTTAATAGCATTTACAATGCCTTCTTTTAAAACATGTTGAAAAGATAGTGCTTCGATTATAGGCTTATTAGAACCACCATATATATCATCTTCACAAAAATGTCTTCTTAGATGAATTATATCTTTATATGCAACAGTTCTATATTTACCAGTTCTAAATTTAAAACTAACATAAATTTCATCTGCATATTCTAATAATTCAACACAATTAGAATTGATAGGATATAACCCAATTAAATTTTCATTTTCATCTCTCATAACGTAAACAAATACATCTTCATTTAAATAAAGAAGAGATATTACTTTATAATAAAAATCATATGCATTCATTAATTCATTAGGCTGTTCGCTTATGATTCTTTGTATATTTTGATTTAAAGATTCTAATTTATTTTCTGTTTTTCTTATGTGCTTAGGATTTAACTTAGCACCATTTCTTGCAATAGTATCTATACAAGAACGAATAGTTATATTTTCATAGTTCCTTCCATTATATTTACTCCAAGTTGCATTATAATTATTTAAAAGAATTAATCTACTGCCAAATTGAGTATTTTTATCACTGCCAAAAACTTTTTTAAATAAACTTCTCTTTTTCATTTACTCATCACCTCCAGCCATCGTCATATAATCTTGATAATTATTAATAAAAACAACATAGGCATCAATTAATGATACCGCTCCATCTATTCTTGATCTAGATTTTGCTTTAATTGGTCTTATATTTTCATTATCATCACTTTTTATTTGAACATTACTTAGGCACCATTTCAGGATTGGATTGTTATTGTAATTTATTTTTTTATCAATTAAATCGGCTTTCAATTGTTTCATCGGACTGCTGAATGTTTTAGCCCCTTGTCTTACTTCAACCATATCAAATCCATATTCTTTCATTTCATCGCACCAGTATTGTGCATTCCAACTATCATATCCTACCCATAGTGGTCTTAATCCATATTTTTCAACTTGTTCGACAAACCATAATGTAACATCATGATAATCAACTTTACTACCCATACTTGTTCTAAGAAATCCGAGATTTTTCCAAATATCATATGGTATTTGGTCTTCTTTCACTCTTTCTTCTAAAGCATTTTCTGGTAAAAAGTACATCTGTTTAACTTTTATCTCTTTTTGATGATAAAATATTAAAGTAGCACAAGTTAAGTCTGTTGTTGAACTTAAATCACATCCTCCTATACAATAGCAATCAAATACTTCTTCATAAGTTTTTTCATTATTCAATTCTTCAAACTTCAACCATGCAGCCGAACCTGTTTGACGAACATTAAAATCTTTGCATAAAAGATTTGGTAGTGATGAAGGATTATTTTTTGCTTTTTGAACTTTTTCTCTAAGATAACTAAAACTTTTTGATACTCCAAGTCCTGGATTTGCTTTATACCAGGATTCTTCTTTATCCCATTCATTAGGATTATCCAGTTCGTAAATGATTGGTAAAACTGTTTCATCCACAATTCCACCAATTTCTCCTAAATATCCTTTTATTATTTTATCGAAGTATTCATACTCGTTATCAAAGACTTTTTCTCTTACAGTTCCCATTGTAGAAGTTTCTATAAGCATAGGTTGTTCTCTTGCTGACATACCATCTTCCATCATATTAAGTAAGTCCATTTCTACCCAAGCCCAAATCTCATCTGCAATAACGCAAAATGGATTTTTTCCATCTAAGGAATTACTTTCACTTGCTAATGCTGAAAAAACTCCATCCTTTAAATCATAAAAAATACCATTGATGGTAGTTCTTAATCTTTTTCTTAGTGCTGGGCTTTTCTTTACCATATGAACAGCTTCCTGCCAAACTATTTTTGCTTGATCTTTAACTTTTGCAACTGAATAAACTTCTGCTCCACCTTCACCATCAGAAGTTAATAAATACAATCCGATGGCAGAGGCAAGAGTCGATTTTGTGTTCTTTTTTGCAACAAAAAAAGCAACCTTTTTGTATTTGCGGAGTCCATATTCAGAATCAACAAATCCAAATGCTGCTTCAATAAATGCTTTTTGGAATAATTCTAATTTAATAGGCTTACCAGCCCATCTACCTTTTGAATGTTTACAGAATTTTTCAATAAATTCAATAGGTCTTTGTGCTTTTAAAATATCAAAAACATAAGTAACTTCTTCTTCATCGCCTGTCATAGCATTTAATTTATTTATAGTTTTAGGATTTTTTATATCATCAACTAATTTAGAATAAACTGTCAAAATTTTTTTATTTGCTTTTCCAGGATTGTCTAATAAAAATTGATAATATTTTTCAATATTACTTATTGAATTCATCAAACTCATCTTCTGGTGACATATATGATTCTTGTTCCTTTGGAATTAGTGAAAGCAAAGATTTAAAGAAAGTGTCGTATGTTTTCATTAATGCATTGTACCCTTTTAATGCAGGTGATTCTCTTTTAAACTTTTGAGAGCCTTGCTCAAAATCTTCAATCAAACCATCTTTTTTAAGCTGCGTTTTTAGTTTCTTTAGAGAACTTAGAATAAAAGTTAATTCATCTATGATTAATTTAGCTTCACTTTTCTTCTCTTCAGGAACTTTCTCATACATTTGCAAAAGTTCTTTCTTTTTCATCTACATTTCCTCCTTATACCCCCCTCCTATGCACGAGGCACTTGCATTTTTTGAAGGCCCATAGCTCGTTCTCCCATTTCTAATAAATAGAATCAAAGTACGGGGGTATTTATTTAATTTTTATTAGATTTCCAAAGGAATCAAATGCTAAATCATCTCTGACAGCCTGTTTCTTTTTGAAATGTTCTGTATTATGGCAATCGATACATATACCTTCTAATAAATCTTCATTTAAAGATATATTTTCATCTATAAAATTATCATCATTTAAATAAATTTTGTGGTGAACTATACCTTTTTTTCTTTTTTCTTTTGGAATCGTTTCAGAAGATATATCTTTAACAAAAACAGGACAACCGCATCGATTGCATAAACATTTCTGTTTTAGCCAAATGTTTTTGGTTGTCTGTTTCCATATTTTTGATTTATAAAACTTTTCTCTATTTCTTTGCATTTTTTATTTTTTCTTTATTTGTTATCGAAGTTGTTTCTATTTTATTTCCTTCTGATGTTAAGTCTTTATTCTCTTCTGGATTTGTTAATTCAGTTCCTTCTGGTGTTAATATTTCATTTTCATCATTTGCTACCTCACCTAAAACTTTAACATATCTTAAAAGACTTAATTTATTTGCTCTTTCTTCAGAACAAATGAATTCAGAATCACAAATAACTTCTCTGTTATTATTTTGCGAATCCTTAAAACTTTTTAAAACTTTACATTTGAATAATTTTTCCATTTTATTTTCCTCCTTCTTTATCCTAAAAATCTATCTATATCACTTTGACAGGCATTATTACTTTTTTCTTCAACAGTTGAAAGAAGAATATTTACTAATGAAACAAAACTCATTTCTTTCATATCTGCTAAAGTTATATTTAATCTTTTTGATAATGCAATTATTTCATAAGCATCTAACGGATCATTACTTTGTGTTGTCGTGTTGATTGTTTTGTAATTTCCCACGAAAGGGAGACATACCAACTTCTAGTACATCTTTTATCCATTTAGGATCTTGCATTAAATTATCTATTGAACTTAGCCATTCTTTATAAGATGATATTCCATCATCGGCTTCTTTTGCTAAAGTATAGGCTAATTCCAAAGTTAAATTAAATATACTATTAAAATTCGACAACCAAAAATCTTTTGTTTGTTCCTGATTCATTTTTTGTGTTTTTTTATACAGATTATTTATTTTATTTAAATCAGCCATAAGATCCCTACCAGTGAAGTCCTTGTATCCAAACATCGTGTAAGCGCTTGACTTGATTTCTAAATTTTTGTTTCCAATTCTTATTTTCTTTTTCATTTAATTCCTCCAAATAATAAAAGGCACTTAGTTTGTGCCTCATGTTTTTTTAGATATCTTTACAGATACATTATAGCACAAAGTTTTTCCGATTTTTTCCGAACTTTTATTTTTTATAAGTTTGCTCTATTATTTTTATTTCTTTTTCTATCATTTTTAGATAATCATAAGTTCTGGATAATCCATAATTAATTGAAGAGGCTATGGATTGAGTATCTTTCTCTAGAATATATTTCATGTAATATATTTTATCTTGTAAATGTTTCGATATTTTTAAGTCTTCTAATAAATTATCAACTATTCTTTGTTTTCTTCCTATCACTCTATAAGCATCTTTTTCTTTATCGGTTAATAATGCTATGGTCGCGCAATACTCATCGATAGAATCATTAATTTTACTTCCATCTACCTTGAGTGTATCATATTTTGATGATAAGACATCAACTAGTTGTCTTAGATTTTCTATTTTATTAGAAATCTTATAATATCTTCCTTTTGCCTTGTCAAGTTCTATATATGACTTATGATAATCTAAATAAACCATTTATATCACACTCCTTTATTTATTCTTTTAGTTTCGTTCTTTTTTTTTAAATACATGGCTAGTCCATTATCATGTTCTGATAATGCTCTTAATGCGTTTTTATAATTACTATAATTTATTTTGTTTTCCTTATTCTTTTTCAAAAATAGATAAGTAATAAATACACTATAAATAATTAATAATACTATTATTTCTTTCATTCTTTCACCTCTAATAATCTTTTTAGTATTTTAATAGTTTTCCAATAATGATATTTTTTTAGTGGACTTTTTTCTGCTTTATATTTAGTTTCAAGATAAAACAGTTCTATTTGTAAATTCACAAGATTTATCATTTTAATTCCTCAAATCCAAAATAAATCCAATTATAGCTACTACTAATATTAGTGCTAGTATAACAAATGGTAAATATAAAATCATTTTCTACTCCTTACTTAACCTTTCCCCTGTTTTATATTAAATTTCTACTATAATATTTTATAGAATTTATTTATTCCATCCCAATTCTTCAATTTGTCTATTTATAGCTTTTAGTTCTATTGCTTCAATATGAGTTTTTCCATAATCACAAGTCTTGCTAAATACTTTCATTTTTTCATTGAAAATAAAATTATATATATGTTCATCTGTTATTTTTTCATATCTATATCTTGTTATGTGAGATGGTTTATGTTTTTACCCTAATTCTTCAAACATCTCCTTAGCAGTCATTTATTCCCTCCTTTATATCGTGCAATCTAACCAGAATATTATATTGCACTATTTTAAATTTATTTTTTTCTTTATTTTTCAACCTGTTAATAGACATTTTTTTATAAAAATAGTTTTTATTATTTTTATACCCTTTTTTCCTAATTCTTGTATATCTTCTTTATTCATTTTGTCCTCCGATTATTGATATGTTACTGTATTGTTTTGATTTTGGAGCATAACAGTTAACAACATTTTGACAACCACAATATTCGCAGTCAAATGCTTCACATGTAGATATAACATTTAATAAAGGATTCTTAGAAGTAACGAAATATTTATTTTCTTTTTTTAATAAGAAGTCTTTGCCACAAACTTTACATTTATTACTGTTGAATTCATTATTTTCAAAATGATTTAATATAATCTCAAGTTCTTTTCTTCTTACTAGTAGTTCATCAGTGGTAAATTTATCATTTTTAAAAAGAATTAATGATTTATTTAGATCAGACAATCTTTTTAAATATTCTTCTTTTGTGAATCTTTCACTTAAAATTTTTTCTTTATTTCTTTCCATTATTATCCCCACTCTTATTTTCTGCCAAAAGATTATATTTACCTGCTATGTAGGCTAATGCAATAATTCCAAATACTGTTATTGCGATTAATGTAATTAAAAATTCCCAAAAATTCATTTTTATTCCTCCTAAAATTTCATATTTTCTAATTTTTGTTTTTTTTCTTTATTTGATGTCATGGTATAGATTCTTGTCGTTTCAATCTTAGAATGTCCTAGTATATCAGCAAGTTCATCTATAGTTCCTCCTGAAGCAATAAATTTTTTTGCAAATAAATGTCTCCAGGCATGAGGATGAATTTTATTTTTGTTAACTCTTGCTGCTCCGGCTATCTTCTTTAGTCTCCTCCAAATAGTACTAGGATTAAGCATTTTCTCTTTATTAACTGGACTTCTAAATATATATCCTGATTTGATATTATTTTCTTTACAATATTTTTTTAATTCTCTTTTTAAGTCATCTCTTAAAATAATTTTTCTTACTTTTGATTTATTATAGACCTCTATATAATTATCTAAATTTTCAACTTTAAATTCTTTTAATTCTATAACTCTAATTCCTGTAAATGCGAAACATTTCATAATCAGATACATATCATACATATTTAACTTTTTAGCCCACTTTAACATTCTTTTATGTTCTTGTTCCCAGATAGGATCATCTATGGATGTTTTCTGTTGAACTTTTATTTTTATTAATGATAAGTCATTATAACCTAAAAATTTTATAAATTTATTAAGTACAATAATATACTTATTAACAGTAGCAGTTGAAAAGTTTTCTTTTAAGTATGTTTTATAGTCTCTTAATAGTTTCTTTGTCAGTTCTATTTCTTCATCTACTAAATAATTTATAAACTTATTAATTGCTATTTTATAATCTTTTATTGTTTTGTTTTCGTATTCTTCATCTTCATGTTTTGCTATAAATTCTTCTAATTGTTTTTTTAATTCTGATTTTGTTATCATTTAAACACCTACTTTTTTTCAAATAAAAGAGAAACTATCAAAACTCTTTATTTGAAACACTTTGTAAAAAGGGATAAAATATATTTAAACAAAAAAGAACATGTGGCTTAGCGATGATAGTTTTTTATATATATTTTTGGACTTACTTCTGCTTTCCAGAATGCCCGAATTAATTTTTTACTTGTTATCTAATAAATAAATTGCTATTGCTAGTAGTAATATACAAATAGAATTTATGATACATATGTAATTCATTTTTTCCTCCTTGATTTACTTTTTTACTTTTTTAATTTATAATTTGCTTAGAAAGGATGTGTGTAAATGTATATAAACGTTAAAATTATAAAAGTTTTAAAATTAAGTTTATTTGATTTTTTAGATAAAGAATTAACTTTTACAGATGCAATTAATTCTTATCTAGATGATGGTTGGATTTTACTAAACACATTTGGTACTACAGAACTTGATAGTGTGTTACTTGGTTATCCAGATTTAAACTTTACCAAGTAATATTTCTCCAGTAGTTGGATATGCTCTAAGGTATATCCAATTTCCTTTTATCATTAAATTAATTTCTTCTATATTGTCAAACGAAACTAATTTTATTTCTCTTACACATTCACAACCTTTAACTGCTCCTGCGATTGGGTCATAAATTGGGTATTTTATATTTTTCATTCTATTATCTCCTTTCTGGGCGATTTTCTTGTTCGCTCATACTTTCTTAAGTTTTCCATTGTTAAATCTGGTTTTGTTTTTAATCTTCTAATTTCTTTATTTAATGATTGAATTAAATTCCTTGCTTCATTTAATCTATCAGTCAATTCATTAACCATATTTGATAATTCTTTTTTCTCTTTGTATGATTTGTTTAAACTAGTTTGTAGTCCTCCTGCTTTTGAGGCATTATTTCTTCTTTTTTCTTCTGTTTCTAAATATTTATCATGTATTTTTTTTATTTGGTTATCTTTTAATTTAATTTGGTTATTTAAGCATTCCTTTTCATTATTTAATCGTAATAAATCTACTTCTAGTTTCTCATATTTTTCTTTAAGTATTGGATAATCCTTTATCGCATGATACATTTCTTTTATCATCATTTTGACACACCTGATTTCGGCATTGAATTAATTAATTTTCTTATTTGCCTTTTAGATAGATTTCTAGTAAAAATACTATTTTTATTTTTTTGTTCTTCTGCATAGATAAGAAAATTTATCGTAAACCAAGTAGTTGATATGATTACTGCCATTAAATCAAATTTAATGAAAAGATTGTAAGCAATCATTACCAACCAAAATAAGATAGCTACTATTAAGAATTTGTTAGTTTTCAACTAAATCACCTTTTTCGACCAATACTTTTTTAATATCAAATACTTTTTCTTTTTGACTTTTAAGATTTGCCTTTAGTTTATCTAGTTCTTCAAAATCATCCTCTGTTGGATCTCCTATTGCTAATTGATGTGAGAAATCAATTATTTCGTTTTCCATTCTGTATAATTTTGCTATTTCATTTGAAATTGTATCTAAAGTTATTTCTTTATATTTTTTCATTTCAATAATTCTTCCTTTCTTTTTTCCAGCACTTTCATATAGGCTATATATTGTCTTAATTGGAAGTTATAACATTTCTTTCTTGAATTAATTTCTTTAATGGATTTTTTTACTAAAGATAGTTCTACTTCTATATCATCAACTGTTGTTAACTTTTCTGTTCCTAAACCTCTCTTATAACCTCTTTTATCACAATTACTTATAATTGTTTTAACTTTTTTTATTTCACTTAAGTAATCTCTAATTGAACGATCTGATAACCCAGTTTTTTCTGCTAATTCTTTTCTGGTAATAAATCTATCTGAAGGAATAAGTTCATAAATATAATCTTTCATAGGAAACTTATCACTTCTTTGACATCTAAATTTGTTTTCCTATTGAATATGGTATCTATTATTCTTACTTGTCCTGAAAATGATGGATTTTTCTGAATTATCGATAGTAATGTATCGTATTTATTTCTAAATTCATCATCTGTCATTTTTTCTAATTGCTCTCTTGTGATATCTTTCTTAAATATTCTTTTAGTTTCTCTAATCATGTAATCGATAGCGGAACATTTAGAATAATGTGCTTCGTATAACCTTAAATCCACTGATTTATTACAAATTTGACAAATAACTGGATTTTTAAATATTTTCGATTCTTTCTTTTCATCAATTGTTTTCAATCCTTTTTTCAGATACCATAGCTTTGGTTGTAACGGACCATATTCTTCTGAATTCAAATGAAGTTCGAATCTAGAAGTCACATCTTCATAATCATACGGTTTCAATTCTTTGTACCATTCATCTATTTTAAATTCATCTGCATGAAATTCTGGATAATGTGCTTTAATTCTTTTAAACAAATTTTTAGTTTGATCTCTTGTCATAATTTATCCCACCATTCATCCGAATATTTTTTGCAGGATTGATTATTATTCTGAGAATTATTTCTTTGCTCTATATCATCTTCCCATCTTTTTTGATTTAACCATGTTGTCGGATAAGGTATATATTTACCATTATCTTTTGTCCAGTCTTCTGATGTTTTGTATTTTTCTAGTTGATTTAGAATAATTTCAAATAAATTATCATTAGGATTATTTTTCTTAAACCATTCTTCTGTTTTAAATTTGTTTACCTTCCTTGGATACATTTTCCAAAATTTTTCAAATTTTTCTTTATATATTTCTTTTATATATTCATTTATAATATTAGTACTACTTGTATTATTCTCTTTAACCTTTTCTTCCATAGGGTAAAAGAAGTTTTCTTCTAGAGGGTCATTACTTTTTCTTCTAGAGGTATTAACTTTTTTTTCTATAGTTAGAAGTCTGTTTTCTATCTCCTTAGAATTCCCCTTATAAATTATTTTTGATTTTACATATCCAGCATTAATTAATTGACTTAACCACACTGATATGCTCTTTTTAGTTACACCATATAACTTAGCAAAATAATCGTTCTTAGCCCAGCAAATACCATTTTTATCACATAATGAAGTTATTTCTCCATAAAGTAATTTAGCATTAGCACATATATTTGTATCGTATCTAACATTTGCTGGTATTATTGCATAATAATTTACTTTGTTTTCCATTTCTTCCTTTCTACCATTCCCCTGATAAAAAGTTGACACATACATTAATTTGTGTTAAAATTAAGTATGTAAAAAGCAATTTAATGCCTTTTATTTGTTGATAAAAATAGCATTTTCTTGAACATTGGTGCTATTTTTTTCTTTTGGCTCATTGCACTTAACTACAAATAATGTACAAATAGCTAAAACTAAATAGAATACTGTCATGGTCTTTAAAATATCTTTATTTTCTCTTATTCTTTTCTTCATGGCTTGTCCTCCCTCTGTAGAAATTAGATAATTTCTACATTTTTTAATTCTTTTTCGTTATAAAATATATCTAATTCTTTAATTTCTTTTTTATTTAAATTTTTTGATATATTATTTACTACATTGTATAAATTTTTGATGTTATTTTTTATTTTTTCTTTTTCTGTAATAATACAATCATCATAAATTTCTATGGTTGTATTACCTATTTTTTTGGTATTTATTAATGACATTTATATCAATCACCTCATTATATTTTATTCAAAATATTTTTTTAGTTTGTTAGACTTTTTTTATTTTGGTTATTGCAGTAACATTTACTTTTTATCACCTCTGATTTATAATAAGTTATTAAGAAAGTGAGGTGTTGTATGAGTGTATGTCCATTTAGTTTTTCTAATACTACTAATGTAAATCAAAGTATTTATCCTTGTGTAAAACACTGTGCTTTATTTGATAGTGCTACTAATAAGTGTTCTATAAAATTAATAGCCGAAAGTCTAAAGAAGCCAACCAAACAAGAAGTATTACAAAAAACTAAATAATTCTCTAAAGATTAGATACTCGCAACATCTAGTCTTTTTCTATTGTTAAAAGAAATTTTAATAAATCTATTTTACATTCGCAATCTAAATACTCTGACTCATATAAATCATTTATCAACTTTTGTTTTAATTCTGCAAGTGTTTTATTTTCCTTTTTATCAAATTTTATTGATATACTATCCTCATCTAATTCAAGTGTATATCCTGCTATAGTTTTTATTTCTTCTTTCATTTTCTCTTTCTCCTATTTTTTAATTTATTGCATTTTGCAATACATGTTGTAAAAAAAATTCAAAAAAGTTCCAGTTAAGAAATTCACTTAATATCAATATCTGCTCAATATCAAATTTATTAGGATTATATTCTAGTTCTCTGTAAGTAGGAACGGAAACATTTAAAATATTGGCACATTCTTCTTGTGTTTTACTCTGTTTCAATCTTTGAACTTTTATTTCTTTTGTGATTAGTTCTTTATCTTTATCTGTCATATAGCACCTCCCTAACATATTTTAATTATATATTGCATTTTGCAATATGTCAAGTATTTTTTGCATTTTGTAAAAAAAATATTGCATCGACACTAAAAAAATGATATTATTTAATTATGAGGAGGAAGAAATATGGGAAATTATTTTGCAAAAAATTTAAAGTACTTACGAAAGAAAAAAAATATCGACCAACAAGTAATGGCTGAAGATTTAGGCGTTGCACAATCTACTTTAAGTTGCTGGGAAAGTGGCATAAGAACACCTGATTTAGATATGGTCGCAAAAATTGCAAAATATCTTAATATATATGATGATTTTGTAACAAAAGATTTGACATTAGAAAACAATAACAATTTATTTAACAAAAGACAATTACTATTCGACAAAACGAAAGAACTAATATCAGATGATGATTGGGCTACTATTGAGTTTATAATGAATAAGACTATTGCCAATTATGAAAAAAATAAAAATAATATAGAATAAGTATGCTAGTACAGGTACTTAATAAAGGAGTATCAAATATGAATCTATATAATTTACTATCAGGTGAAATAACACAAAAAGAACTTTTAAATTATTATAATGTGACAATAATATATGAAGATTTACCGAAACAAATCAATGGTTATGTATTCGATTATGATAATATCAATTTCATTATAATAAATAAATATCTATCTTACTATAAAAGAAAAAAGACAATTCTACATGAATTGGCACACATAGAATTAAATCAATTAAATCAGATTGATAAAGAACTATTTTCTTTTAAAGTAAACAAATATGAAGATGAGGCAGACAGATATGTTAAATTTTTATTAGATAGTATTAATAATGCTTAAAAATATGCTAGTACAGGTATTTTTAATATAAATTAGGAAGGAGGAATAAGAATGATAGATTTCAAAAATAAGTCATTAATAAAATTAAAAGCTACCGATAAAAGTGATGGCGAAAAAACAGTT